AGTTCGGCGATCGTCCCCATTTCGCCGTCCTCAATGATCCGGCGCCACCGATAGGCGCGCGCCACGGCCTTGATCAACGTGTAGTCTGGGCTGTGATTGTTTGTGCCGGGCGGCAGTTGGATCTCTTTGCGGCCGCCGCGTTTGGCAATGCGGAATGGAACCGTGACGGTTACGGTTTCCGAGATAGTAGGTTTCTTGCTCATGCCGCTGCCTCCTCTTTGTTGGAGTTGTTCCGCAGTTCCTGGGCCAGCTCCGCGAGACCATCGATGCGCATCCGGACGTGGATGGCATCGGTGCCAATCTCGACGCGCTCAACAGCCAATGCGATGATGCGCGCCTGCTCGACAGGGAAAAGTTCATCCCACAGCGGATCGAATTGCTGCAAGGCTGTGCGCGTATCGTCGAGTGTGATGTCGCGACAGTGGCCCTTCGCCGTTTCCCAAGTGCTGGCGATGATTTCTGGCTGACGAAACACCGCCCTGACCTGATCAATCACGGCGGCTTCAATCTCAGCGGCCGGAACGCGGCCTATCGGGCAGGATCCTGCACCATGTTTCAGGATCGTCTGGCTGACATAGTAGCGATAAAGCTTGCCGCGCTTGCGTGTGTGGGTCGGAGAGAACGCCGCACCGTCAGGCCCGTAGATCAGCCCTTTGAGCAGTGCGGGTGTCTCGGCCCGCGTATTGGCCGCCCGCTTGCGGGGGCTTTCCTGCAGGATCGTATGAACTTTGTCCCAGATATCGCGCTCCAGGATTGCCTTGTGTTCGCCGGGGTAGCTGTCGCCCTTGTGGACGGCCTCGCCGATATAGGCGCGGTTGTTCAGCAGCCGATAAAGGTACTTCTTGTCCATCCTGTTTCCGTTGGGGGTCAGAAGTCCGCGTTGGTCCATCTGGCGTGCCAGTTCCGTGGCTGAGCCGATTTCGACGAAGCGCGCAAAGATCCAACGGACATGCTCTGCGCGCTCTTCTTCGATGATCAGTTTGCGGTTCTCGACGCGGTAGCCGTAGGGCGGCACACCACCCATCCAGATGCCTTTCTTGCGGCTGGCAGCAACCTTGTCGCGGATGCGCTCGGCAGTTACCTCGCGTTCGAACTGGGCAAACGACAGCAGAATGTTCAGTGTCAGCCGCCCCATTGAGGTCGTCGTGTTGAACTGCTGGGTGACGGAAACGAAGGTCACGCCGGTGCGGTCAAAGACCTCGACCAGCTTGGCAAAGTCGGCCAGTGAACGGCTGAGGCGGTCGATCTTGTAAACGACAACCACGTCGATCAGACCATCCTCGATGTCTTGCATCAGCAGCTTGAGCCCCGGCCGTACCAGCGTGCCACCGGATACACCGCCGTCATCGTATTGATCGCGGAGGACCACCCAGCCCTCGGAGCGCTGGCTGGCGATATAGGCCTCGCAGGCTTCACGCTGGGCGTGGAGCGAGTTGAATTCCTGCTCGAGCCCTTCCTCGCTGGATTTGCGGGTGTAGACGGCGCAACGCAGTTTGCGCAGGATCGGTTGGCTCATGTCCGCCCCCGGTAGTTTTTCAGGCCAAAGAAAATCCAGCCATTCCAGCGTGTGCCGGTGATGGCGCGGGCAATCGCGGATAGCGATTTGTAGGGACGCCCCTGCCATTCGTACCCATGGGCCGTGACGGTCGCGACATGTTCAACACCCTGCCACTCGCGGAGCAACCTTGTGCCCACGATCGGTTTGATATCGGCGCGAATGCGGCTTTTCAGGCGATCCCCGCCATCAAGATCGTCGCCGAGTTTCGCCAGCCGCTTGAGGGTCTCGTGTTTCAGGCCGCCATAGGCCAGTTCCTGGATGCGGTAGGCCAATCGGCTTTCGAGGTAGCGGCGGTTGAACGGCGGCGGGCCGCTGCCGAACAATTCGGCCCATTGTTTGCGCAAGGCCGGCGTCGGCGTGGTTTTCAGCGCGGCGATGCGCGCAGGGATGGGGTCATGCTTGTTCATGCGTCTTCCTTTCGAGTTGGAGTTGCATGAACGCTCTGCCTGGCCGGAAAGTGTAGGGAACTTTCTCCAATATTTTCAGATGGTTTCGCTACATCGCGCTGATGGAGCCGGACAAGGCCGATCGCCAGCAAGCTGCAAAGTTCCCGGCGGCGTTCGCGGGCGGTCATGCGGTCGGGTTGTAGGGCGTTGGGACGTTTCATGGGATTGCTCATGTTGTTCTCTCGTCCAGCTTCTACTCACGCCCTTCGAAAACTGTCTCACGCCCAACGTGATGATTGACCTGTGGCCGTGAGAACATATGATGAACATTATTTACCCCGACAGAAAGGAGTCGCCATGGCTGGCAACCTGAAGAAATTCGTAAATCCCCGTTTCCTGAAGACCATTGATCCCAAACTGATGCGCCAGCTTTTTGAGCGCCACTTCACCGGTGGAACGGCCCCGATCGACTTCGAGGACGAGGGTGCAGATCTGCGCAGCCTGCTGGCAGAGTATTTTGGCCAACCGGTGAATGATTGGTCCGTGGGCCTTGTGGCTGACCTGCACCGCATTGCGGAACTGGGCACGTCGCATGGGCTGGAGACAATCCTGTCGGCGGCGCGGCGCCAACAGATCACGCTATTCGAGCCTACTAACCCCGATCAGGTTAGTGACGCGCCCGCAGAACAGGACCCGAAGCACATCGCGCTCCACGTCTACCTCCATCACCATGATCTTTTCGAGGTCGCCGCCGATCAGATGGCGCTGCGCGCGGCGACGGCGATGGCAGAGTTTAGGGGCCCAGAACGGGACGTGCCGTCGGATTTTACCGAAGAGGTCGGCGCTGCATTTGAGGCTGCTGCTGCCGCGCTGTTCACGCAGGATCTACAGGGTGGGTATTGCCGGCTCGCCCCCTATGAAGAAGATGACGAGTTCAACTTGGTTTTGAGCCATGGCGCGCCTGTCAAAACCACACCCGTGGTGGCGGGCGACCGCGAAGAAATCATCACGGTGCGCGCAGTCAAATACGCTGCCCTGCGCTATGACCCTACGGAGGGGCGGTTGCTTATCGGGGGCGTGCTGAAATCCCAGCAGACTGACTTGGCGGACCTCTTCGCCACCCATGTCCTCGGGCGCCCGGGCTTCTTCGCTGGCGACCATGCGCGCAACCTCTACACGCTGGACCCGATTTCGGCGGCGGGGCCGGATTTTACCTTCGAGCATCGCCATGACGAGACGATCCACAGCGTGACGATCGTGTCAGCCGCAGCCGATCTCTTCGAATGGGACGAGGATGCGCAAGCCTCGCGGCATCTGCGCAGCTGGGTGACCAAGGATATCAACGGCGCGCTGCGCAACTTTGTCACCAGCGAAGTGGATTTTCGGCAAGGCTGGCGGCTTGGCGAGATCACGTTTCGGGTGTTTCTCCATGTGGGCAAGAAGAAGCCGGCGCAGTCCACGGTGCGCCTGAAACCTCCTGGAACGTTGGCCTTCCGCCGCACGCGGTTCGAGAAATCGATCCACATGCTGATTGCCCGCAATGGACTGGAGAAAGACCATGATTCTGATCTGGTTGTGGAAGCGGCTGAATAAGACGGGCGCGCGCCCCGAGGTCTCGGGCCGACTGCTACGCCGTTTCTCCGAGGCGGAGATAGCGAAGCTGCTGCGGGCGCGCATTCTGATCGAGGACCGCAAGATTGACAGCTGGGGCATCTGCGCGCATTGCGATTGCGGCTATGACGCGCGGCTAATCCAAGAAATCGATGGCAAGCTCATCGCCTGCTGCCCGCTTGACCCCAGCCAAGATGTGATCCTCGAGCCGAATGACCTGATGCGATACCGGATCGATGCAGAGCAATTGATCGCAGCCATTGCGGCGGCGGGCAAGTTGACGGGAACGCCCACCACGATCTCTGCCGGGCTCTGGTCCATGGGCAAGTCGGCGACAGGCCGCAGCATCTTTCTGTGCCGATCGCCTCGTGACGTGTTTGCGCCCGGCATCTCGATACTTCTGAAATCAATGGCCGGTGGCACGCCGCCGATCGTGGTGTTTGATGACATCGACCAGGCCAGCAGCATTCGCCTGCGCGACATGGAAGTCGACGTTCACGAAATCACCGAGATCCTCCGCACGGATGAGGACGGCGGTGAAGCGATTTTCTTCGATGCCTTGCTGCCGCCGCGCAACCGGATTCGTCTGGTCGTCCATCGTAGTCGCCAAGCTGTGACGCTGGATGGGCAGGTCCTGGATTTGCCGTCGCAGATGCTCGCCCTGGTGCGTTTGTTCGCCGAGCACGCAGTGGGCCCTGACCCAAGGCTGAAAAAACAGGAAATCGAGATCAACACGGGCCGTGAAGCCAAAGAGATCATTCGAGATATGCGCAACGCGCTGATTGGCTGTGGGCTGACGCGTGTGCAAGTCGACGAATTATTCGTTTCGGTTCGGGGCATTGGCTATCGCTTGGCGTTGAGCCGCGAAGAGATCGAAATCGCGGGCTGAGCCCGCGACACACTTTTCTCACACCAAACACACACCACAAACACACCAACGGAAGGCCGGGGTCGGCGAAGTTCGGAGCAAGAGAAATCAAGCTTCGAGGACCCCAGCCATGCCCCCCAAATTATCCACCGCTGACATTGCCACACTGATCGACGAGGCCAATCGCGCCGCGCGTCGTCTGCACCGCAAATTGCATCTGCCACATGCTGATCTCGAGGACCTGTCCCAAGATCTGCTGCTGGATCTCATCTGCCGCTTGCCCGGGTATGATGCCCGCCGCGGCGGCATCGGCGCCTTCGCCAATATCGTCCTGCGCAACCAGTCGTCGCGGATCGCAATGCGGATCCAGCGTCAGCGCCGCGAGCAAGGCGGATGGATGTTTTCGCTCGACGCCCCGATGGCCGGCAGCCGCGAGCCCCTGAAAAACCTGCTGCTTGAAGAGGATGGCCTGGCCAGCTGGTCCGGTCAGCGCCCGTTCGACATCGACATGCAGCATGCAAGGCTCGCCACGGACTGCGCGCTGGCCCGCCTGCGCGACGATGACCGTCAGCTCTGCCGCGCACTGTCCCGGCTCACTGTGTCTGATCTGGTCGCACACGGGGACCTCAAGCGCGCCACCCTCTATCGCCGGATCTCCGCCCTTCGACCTGTGCTCACCGCTTTCGGTCTCGGCCCCTACTGGGACGGTTTTGAGATCGCGTGAGTAGAAGCAAGGCGAGGAGGCCAGCAACATGACCACTGCAACCATCACTACGATCCGGCCGAAGGGTCCGCTCACGGAAATCCAGTTCTGCGCCTGGGTGGCGCAGGCCATGCCCGGTGACCGTCTGGAATATCATCGCGGGTTTCTGGTGCTCGATACCTTCCACGGGCTTTCCAAGCTTGGGGACAACGAGCGCAACGAACTGCGCCTGTTGGGAACACGGGCGTTTTGGACAGAGGCCCAAGGCTTGGTCCGACTCGTCCAGGAACGCCTCGGTCCAGACCTGTTTTCTTATCTCGCTATCGCGTGCCCCAAGACGCGCAGCTCAGCCGATGCCGTCACGCAACTGACCGCCACCGCCGCCTGACCTACCCCCCCAAAAAAGGAACCCCCATGACTTATCCAGAAAACACCCCAAACGTGAATGACATGCTCAACATGCCGACCGGCGATCTGGCGCAGATGCCGGTGGAACTGCTCGCCAGCCTGCAGGCCGAACTGGCCAATGCCGCCAAGCAGCTGAAATCCGCCACCGCGCGGTTCAGCACTGCGCTCGACGTGCGATACGCCACCCGCGCCGCTGAGGCGCGCCGGGCCTGCGGCAAGGATACCGGCACCGTGCCCTCCGTGCCAATAAGCGTGAGACAATTGAGTGGCTGAAGTTTACACTTGAGGGCGTAGGAGAATGAACCATGGTTATGCCTTCACAGACACCGCTTTTGCCCGATACTGGGTCTGA